AGATTTGGATACGGCAATGAAGCAAGTACGTCATCTAGAAAGAGTGACTTTGAATATGCCGAAAATACCGAGCGCTATGTGTTGCCTATCAGATTGCGTATTAACAAAAAGTCTGCTACAAGCGAGATCAACTGCTCACAACATTTGAAGGGTGCAAGCGTAAACACCTTGCGTCGTCAGACAATGACAGTGCCTTTTTAAAGAAAAATTGATATGTTATATATGTATTTATTTTTATAATTATATTAAGTAGAATATGATGACTTCTCCACAAACTATTAAAAATACTATCAAAATTACTCATGATTTATCCAGCATTATTATGAGAAATCGTGCAATCTTGATGGTTAAAATGCTAAAAGAAAAAAAGGAAAAAGAAAAAGAATATAACAAAAATAAACAAAGATTAATGAATAACAAATTTTGTATTGGGTTTTGTGAAAATCCTTTAAATTGTTCTTGTTTTATTAACAATTCAATTTAGATTAGAATCTTCTTATGAACTGTTTCAATCGCTCCCTCTACCCATGCTTGCCTATCACAATATGTTTCTCCCAAAATATAAATGTCTTTTTTTGTAAATAAACTATCAATAGTATTTTGTATTTTTTTGGAATTAATCCCGACTTTCCACATATGATCACCTGAACTCCAATAATGCATTGTTATCCAATCAGGCTCTTTTATTTTTTTATCAGGAAACATTTCGTCTAACAATTTCTTGATATGATTTTTAACAGATTTATCATCTTTGAATGTATTCCAAAAGTCGGCATTATAACTATCTGAATAACTTATTTGTATTAATCCCGAATTGTAATCTATTGGTATTATAAATTGTAATTTGTTATCTGTTAATGTTTTAGGCATATCTTTAAACCAGACATCTTTAAATTGTGCATATATTCTTAATAGTTTGCCATCATTTACACTATTAAGCACATTTTCATATTTTTTGAAATAAGGTATATTTAGGTAATCTCCACGTGTCACAGTTAAATATAGCTTAGTATATTTATGTTTTTTATTATTTATTGTACATGTTTTATTTGTATCATTAATATCAATCAATGATGTATTAAACTCTATTTTAACATTGTGTGATTTTAGATATTCATAAAGAACATCACATAACTTTTGAATACCCTCTTTTAAAAAAAAGAACTCGTTGTTTTGAACATCAAAATCTTTACGTAATGTCAATATAGCATTATGAGCATTCATATCATATATTTCGCCAATATATCCCAATGATTTATTGAGCACTTCTACTTCATTTGTTGGCAAAAATAGCGAAAAGTAATTATGTAGATTATAATCATGTTTATTAACTTTTATTTTTTTATTTATTACATAATCCCATAATTTATCAAGACTACTATAACTTGATTTATAATAAGCTAGTAGCTCTTTTTCTGTCATCATTTTGCCATTGATATAATATCCTTTATCTTTACCAATATCTATAATTTGTTCTAATAAATTGAAATCTTTAATAAGTTTCATAACATATTTGTGCTTTTTTCCTAATCTTCCTGCTCCAACCGAATAGTTGAATCCCTTATTGCTATATGTATAAATACGACCTCCTATACGATTATTTTTTTCATATATTACTATATCATCTGGATTAATATTCTTAATGGTTATTAATTTATAAGCTAAATATAATCCTGTTATTCCTGCTCCTATAATAATATGTTTCATAGCTTCTAAAAAATGAGTACATAATTTTGTAAAAAGTTAAAATTATAAAAAGTTTATAAAATCATTAGAAAAATAAAATTATGTACTCATTTTACATATTTCTCCTTTTTTCATTAATTCGTTTTCGTCATACTTCTAATTAATATTATAAATTACTCATATCCTCTTTTTTGAGACCACGTGAGTAATTAATAAATGATATTCCAAATAATATTAATATAAATCCTGATATTTCTAGTATTGTTAATGATTCACTTAATACTAAATATCCTAGAATTAATGTAACAATTGGATATAGAGATGTTAATAATGTAGCGATTGCTACCTTTTTATCATTGTTAATCGCGTATAAATATCCATAATTAGCCATTAGTAGCATTGATGTTGCAAATATAATAACTAAAATTATATATTTATTATTTATAATTGTTGCACAATCTTGAATAAAATTACTATCACGATATAAAACGATACCTAGTAATATCAAGAAATGTATGAGAGAAACAAATAACATAAGAGTAAGAATATCAATGTATTGTAATATATATTTATCAAATAATGGTGCAATTCCCCAAATTAAATTTACAATAAAATAATATATATATAACATCTCTCTAATTATATAAAAATTTATTAATATAGACTAATAAATGTACTTTGAAAATGAAGTCGGCTATCTAAACCTTTTAAAAGAAACTCTAAAAGAAGGTGAAATAAAAAATACAAGAAATGGTGTAGTTTATTCTAATTTTGGATGTATGATCAAGTTTAATAATATCAATAATTTTCCATTATTAACAACTAAAAAAATGTTTTTTAGAGGTATTGTTGAAGAACTCTTATGGTTTTTGAGGGGTTCAACAGATGCCAATGAACTAATTGCTAAGAAAATCAATATATGGACTGGTAATTCTACTCGTGAATATCTAGATAGTATAGGATTAACAGAATATAAAGAAGGCGATCTGGGGCCAGTTTATGGATGGCAATGGCGCAAATTTGGTGAAGATTATAATAATCCTGAAACAAAAGGCAAAGATCAAATTAGATATTTATTGGAAGAATTAATGAAACCTGATAATAGCAGACGCGCAGTACTATCTGGATGGAATCCTGTTGATCTCAATAAAATGGCATTACCACCTTGTCATATTCTTTATATTTTCAATAAAACAAGTAAAGGGCTTTCATGTCACATGACGCTACGTAGCTCTGATTTATTCTTAGGATTACCATTTAATATTGCTAGTACAGCTCTACTAACACAAATACTCGCAACATTATTAAATATTGAAATCTCCGAAATATGTCTATCCATTTGTGATGCTCATATATATCAAGAACATGTTAAACAAATTAATAAACAAGTATTACTAACACCTTATAATTTACCTAAACTAATTATTAAAAAGTTTCCTCCACCTGTTGATAGCAGTATTGATGAAAAAATAAATTGGATTGAATCACTAAAATATGAAGATTTTGAATTAAACGATTATTTGTCACATCCAGCTTTACCAGCTATTATGAAATAGCTAGTGGATGCCATTTTTTAAACTTATCATTATAAGTGCACACAAATGCAATAACTGTCATTGCATTTTTATCTTTGAAAGCTGTTCGCAACATCTTGCTATCACGCAATGTTTGAACCAATGCAATACCCAGCATATTCTTAATATCTTCACTGTCATATACATTATATATATCTGGCTCATTTGTTTTTGTCAAATACAATACTTTATCATTTTCTCCAATACTAATATCGCATTTTTTCTCAATTACTACTTCTTCGGTTTTTGTAACATTTTCAATAGTTTTAAATTCTGTGACATCCTTTGTTTTTCTTACAACTTCAATAATATTTGTATCATCAAAATTATATAATTTAGGTTTATACTTTAAATCAAAAGGCCATATATATATACCACGACAAGTATAATTAAGGGTTTTAGCAAGTTCTTGTATAGCCTCAATAGATTCTTTGTATAAATTATAATAAGTTTTAACTTTATAATTACATACATCAATAGTTTTATCAGGTGTATATTGTGTCGCTAGCATATTGTAAATAATATTTAATCTTTCGGGCAATGTTTTATTTTTCAAATGAATACCTTCATAACATACAATATCATTAATTAGAAATGTCCAAGTATCATCTTTACATTTAACCATTTCACCATCTAGCAAAGTATTCTTGAATAATTTTTTATCAAATAAGCCACGTCCAAATATAATACGAGGACGTTGATATCCAGGATGTATTTTCTTATCAATATAATACATTATTTCAATGTCATTATATAGTGTAAAATAAAGATAGTATCTATTACCATTTGATCTTAAATTGAGCATATGATTAGACAATATAAAATTAACATTATTGCTATCAAGATTATGATGATGTCTTTGTAAGATTTTAATATTATACTTATTATATAAATCCGATAATATGTAATCTTTGTGGTCATTACTTTTAATATTGAAAGCAATTCTGTTTGAAAAACTAATAATACCTTGCATTAAAATTAATAGAATGAAGTATTGTAATATAGTATCTATCATTTTTTTAAATAAAAACAATATAACGTTAATTTTATTAATATATATGTATCAATGAATAATCTATATCACGAATGGTTTAGAAATCCTAATTATTGGTTCTCTAAAAATAAAATAACAGATAATTATTTATGCAACAAATATTTAAGATATATTGAAAGTACAACACAAAAATACGAATACAAAGAGATTTATAGCAAGGAGACATTGATTTCAAGTGTTATTTTATTAGACCAAATACCTAGACATTATAAAAGATTGGGTTATGAAATTGAAGTAGATGAATATTCTGAAAAAGCAGCTAAATTCTCTGACTACATATTATCAATATATAATACAAGTAATATATTGACATATGATGAATTATGTTTTGTTTATTTACCATATAGACATTTAAAAAGAATTGAGAAAATTTATGAAATTATCAATATATTTATTAAATTATACAACAAAGCTGATTATATTAATAAAACTAAATGTAAAAGATATCTTTATGCAACATTAAATAACATTTATAAAGATATCAATAAGAAATCATTGAATTACTATTTACAGCCTAAGTCATGGATCGCATTAAATAAAGACATATTTGACAAGCAATCATTGGAAATCAGTAATAAAGAATACAATATTCAAGAAAACATACTATATAATACTATATATCAGGAATATATCAAGCTTAATACGAGATCTAAAATAATAGTTTCTTTGTCTGGTGGCGTTGATAGTATTGTTGCTCTATATATTCTTAGTAAAATTACAAATAATATTGTTGCTGTTCATATCAATTATAATAATCGCAAGGAATCACAAGATGAATTAGATTTTGTTAATTACTTTTGTGATTATTTAGGTGTCAAGTTAGTATATAGAACTATTAAAGAAATAAAAAGACATGATTGTCTTGATAATGGATTGCGTGATATGTATGAAGAAATCACTAAAAAGATACGATATGATATGTATAATTTACAAAAAGAAGGTGACGATGATATCTATGTATTACTAGGACATAATAAGGATGATTGTTTTGAAAATATAATTACAAATATAACAAATAAAAGTTGTTATGATAATCTATGTGGAATGGAGACATTGAAAAATATTGACGATATTAATTTTTGGCGGCCAATGTTAAACATCAAGAAAAAGGATATTATAGCATTTGCAAATATTAATAATATTCCATATTTATTTGATAGTACTCCCAAATGGTCTGTTCGTGGCAAAATCAGAGATAATCTGCGCCCTGTAATATGTAGCCTTAAAAATAATAGTGATATCATAGATGAAAGCCAATTGGATGCGTTTTTTAATTTAACAGAACATATTAAAGAAACAAATAATATAATTAATAATGTAATTATTAGTAATTTAGTTAATAAAATAAAAAGTGAAAATAATAAATTAGTTGGTATACTTTCCATTAATGATTTATATACATTGAGTTATAAAAGCATAATAAAGACATTTTTAAGAGAATTAAACATTAAAATTAGTAATAAGACACAAGGAGATTTAGTAGATTATATCAATAGATTTATACTAAAAAGCAAGGAAAATTACTTTATATTAAATAAATCTAATAAGATGATAATTAAAAATACGTATGATAATTCATATAAAAAATTAATTATAATTTAGATAAGTATGAGTAGAATAATATCTGGGTATACTTACAATATAGTTAAGAGAATTATGCCTAAAATATCTGCAACTGAAAAAGCTGCTTTAAATTCTGGTTCAGTATCAATTGATGGTGATATATTTAAAGGTAACTTAGAACTTAATAAAATTGTTGATAAATATAATATTAGCTTGAATGATGAAGAGGTTAAATTTTTAAATAATGAAACAAATACTTTATGTGAGATGATAGATAATAATTATGTTGAAAAAAATCAAGATTTATCAAATGAAACTTGGAATTATATTAAGAAAAACAAGTTTATGGGATTAGTTATTCCTAAGAAATATAATGGTATGGAGTTTAGTGCACATGCACATTCTTTGATTGTTGAAAAGATAGCAAGTAGAAATATTGCTAGTGCAGTTAGTGTCATGGTACCTAATTCATTGGGACCAGGTGATCTGCTATATCATTATGGTTCAGAAGAACAAAAAAATAATTATTTGCCTAAATTGGCTGATGGTAGCTACGTACCTTGTTTTGGATTAACAACAGAAAACTCGGGATCCGATGCGGCTTCTATGTATGATGAAGGTTATGTTATAAAACGTAATGGTGAATTAGGTATATGTATTACTTTTTCTAAAAGATATATTACATTAGCACCAGTTGCAGGTTTAATTGGTTTGGCATTTAAATTAGTTGATCCAAATAAATTGCTTGTTGATGGTAAAGAAGGAATAACAGTTGCATTAATTGAAAAAGATAAATATCCAGAAATAGAAATTGGAAATCGTCATAATCCTTTAAATATAGGTTTTATGAATGGTACAATAAGAGGTAATGATGTATTTATTCCAATGTCGTGTGTAATTGGAGGCGAGAAAAATTGTGGTATTGGTTGGAATATGTTAATGGAATCCCTTGGTGAAGGTAGAGGAATATCATTACCTGCTATGTCAGTAGCAACTGCTAAGCTTTGTTCCTTGGGTGTTGGTGGCTATGCTCGCGTCAGAAAACAATTTAATATTCCTATTGCCGAGATGGAAGGTGTAAAAGAAAAATTGGCAGTTATAGCTGGTAATAATTACAAATTGATAGCAGCTCAAAATCTATTTAATGCAATTGTTATGAATGGCGAAAAACCACCTGTATTATCTGCTATAATGAAATATAAATGTACTGAATACGGTCGTATATCTGTAAATCATGGTATGGATATTTTAGGTGGTGCTGGTATATGCAAAGGACCTATGAATTTTCTAGCATCTAATTATGTTGCTACACCAGTAGCAATAACTGTTGAAGGTTCAAATACATTGACGCGTTCATTGATAGTATTTGGACAAGGATTAAATCGTTCACATCCATATCTTTTGGATACTATAACAAGTATTGAAACAAATGATAAAGATAAATTTCATAAAAGTTTTATTAACATTATAAAACATACATTGACAAATCTTGGTAACTCGCTTTATTATGGAATATATCTAAGATTTCACAGAAAAAATAATATAGCAGATTATCATGAATTACAATTAAAACGTCATGTTGCCAATTTTGCTTTTTCAGCAAATATTGCATTATTAATGGGTGGTAAAATCAAGACAGCTGAATATATATCCGGTAGATATGCTGATATATTATCTGACATTTATATGTCATATGCTTGTTTATGGTATTACAAGAAACATAAAGATATTCAAAATATTGATAAACTACTAGATTATGCAATTAATGATTATTCATATAATATTCAAAAAAATATATACGGTATTGCAGAGAATATACCATTGCCATTACTTGGATATCTAATAAAAATAGTAACATATCCATTAGGTAGAAATTATAAGGCAAATAAAGATAATACCGTAACTGATGTTTCTAATATTATTACTAAACCAAATAAATTANGAGATTTATTAACAGAAAATGTATTNATATCTAGTTATGTTGAAGATAGAATACATCAAATTGATAAAGGTGTTGAATTATGCTATGAAAGCGATAAACTTAAAAAACAATTAAAAACGGACAGCGATAACGTTTTAATAATGAAGGCGAATAAATTAAGAAAAAAAATTATAAAGGTAAATGAATTCACAGAAAAATTCCATTAAAAAATCTATAAAGTAATATTACTATCCTTGCAAGTTTCATTCCATTTTCTATATGTTGATAGAAAAGGCAAATAATATTTAGCTATCGTATAATTTACAATATTATTTGTTTTTAATCTATTATTTTTAAGCTCATTTAATTTATATTTTGTAATTGAGTTATTAAGTGGTTGTAAATTACTGACTTTTTTATTTATCATAGAATTCTTGATATTATATTTAGGCTTTAAAACTATACTATTAAACTGAGAAAAAGCACTAGCCAATGACAATAACGCAAATATTATATAATATTTAAACATTTACTATTTTATAGTATATATTCTTTAAATAAATGACGTATGAAATTTATAATAATGAAAGTTATTTTACCTGACAATGTTATAGCAATTGACTGAATTGTATATATTCACTTGATGTATGGAAAAAACATCCTGGTGGAGAACAAATAAAATTATGTACTCACGTTACATTCTTTATTTAATTCTTCTCCATTTCTTCAATTTTCATTCTGCTATTGTTTATTAAATCTCTAATATTCTCTATTTGTTCATATATCTTAATATCCACATTAAGACATATTTTTTCTTTATTTAACATTAGCATACAGTATAAAATATGCCAATAATAAGAACTACAAGAAATATTTATTCATTTTTTAATGATGAATAGTTGAAGAAGGTTTGGAAGATACGGCGAAGAACCCCATAACTTTATAAAAATTGATTATTACAATTTCACGATTTCGTGAAAGTTCGTGAAAAGGTTTAAAGATTTTGTGCTTTTATAGTATAGACAAATGGCGAAATACACTTGTGAAACTTGTCAAAAAGTTTTCTCTCAGAAGGGTCATCTTAAAGACCACAACAATCGTAAACACCCTTGTAAAAAAGATAACACAATTGAAGAACTTGTAGAGAAGAAAGTTCAAGATGCTCTGTCAAAAACAAATGAGGGAGCAGTAAAAATTGACTCAACATCAATAAATATAATGATGTCAAACCAAATGGACTACTTAAAAAAATCACGAGAAGAACTAATTGCAATTTGTAAGGAAAAGGGTATCAAAGGATACAGTGGACATGTGAAGGAATACATAGTGAAACTACTAACAGAAGCCAATAATACTGGTGTTGTGAAAAATGATATTGTAATAGAAACAACTACAAAATCAAACACACAAAAACTAAATATGATAGATTTGTTTGCTGGAACAGGAGCATTTACTATTGCGTTTAAATTAACAAATAATGTAAATGTAGTATTTGCAAATGATATGGTAGAACATTCAAAAAAAATTTACGATGAAAATTTTGACCATAAACTTACATTAAAAAATCTAAACGAAGTTAAAGTTGAAGATATACCATCTCACGATATACTAACAGGTGGTTTCCCTTGCCAACCATTTAGTATTGCTGGATTGCAAGAAGGATTTAAAGATGAAAGATCAAATGTTTTCTGGAAAATCCTATCTATTATTGACCATCATCATCCTAAATGTGTTATATTAGAAAATGTTAAAAATCTCTTATCACATGATGAACGCAAAACATTTGCAACTATCAAAGAAAACCTAGAAAATAGGGGGTATTATATATCCTATAAAGTTCTAAATACTGCTGAAATTACAGGTATTCCTCAACATAGAGAACGTATTTATATTGTCTGTTTAAAATCCAAAAAAATATTTGATAAACTTAGTTTAGATTTTCCTAAAATTGAAAAGAAACCAGTATCTCATTTTCTTGAAAGTAGTGTTCCAGATAAATATTACTACACGGATAAATCATCTACATGGGAACTTATAACTGCTAATGTTGTAAAAAAAGATACAATTTATCAATACAGAAGAACATATGTAAGAGAAAATAAAAGTAGTGAATGCCCTACTTTAACTGCCAATATGGGAGGAGGTGGGCATAATGTTCCTATTATACTTGATGATAAGGGTATTCGCAAACTTACCCCAAGAGAATGCTTTAACTTTCAAGGATTTCCATCATCATATATACTACCTAATTTAAGCGATACAAATCTTTATAAACTTGCTGGAAATGCTGTTTCTGTTCCAGTTGTAAAATTAATTGCTAATAGAATTATTCCTTTACTTCAAGAGGATTAAATATGTCATCAAATGTTCCATCATACACCTTATTACAATAAGAACTAATTTGTGGTTGTATAGATTCCCAAGTTATACGAGGACGACGACCTTGTTTTGCTTGGTCTTCAAATGATTGTGTTTTACTTACTTTTATATTTTTCCATTCAGATGATGTTCTTTTAAGTAAAACTCGATATAGTATAAACTTATTATTTAACCAGTTTCTTCCATCAAGGAAGTATATTACATCCCATTCAGATGATGGTGTAAATGAAAGAGGTCCATCACTTGTAAAACATTTACATTCTTGTATTCCTTCTTTTTCTGATTGCAAATCTCCTTTTTTACAATCCCATGTTGATGTAGTATCATTGAGTTTATTACGAAGTATAAATTTTACAATATTTTCACTTATGTCTTCGGGAATGCAAGGTAATCTTACTTTTACACCTATTTTTTTTGTGGTATTTATCCTACCATTAACATATGCCTTATGTAAAGTGTATTGTTCTTTCAAAAGGTCTTTTGTATAAGTATCTTCTATCATATCTACTTTTACATGTTCTTTTATCTTTTCATTAATTTTCGCCTTATTTTTTTGTGCTGAAACTTGTGTAGTCATCATCTTCTTACAGGACCTCTTATTGTGTCCCTCTTGCTTACAGATAGAGCATTTCATTTTTAGTTCCGTCTTCTGTTTTGTTGGTGCTGGATAATTTTTTTTCCGGATTAATTTTTATGATTGTAAAGAGTGCCGATTTTGAAATGTTAGTTAATATAAAGAGCATATATCATATTTTATTATAAATAGTTCATATTAATCCTAATATTATTATTTATATAATAACTTATAATTGATAATGTTGCAAATGTAGTTTATATATGCAATTAATTTTTATTAGTATATTATTTATTTAAATAAAAGAGTACATAATTATCTAAATCGCTTGAAATTATAAAAAGTTTATAAAATCTAAATAAAAATAAAATTATGTACTCATTTTACTATATTTTAAGCCATTATCATTCTATCAGATAATTTAAAAGATTTATGGTTATCTTTTAGGGCACATAGTGGTACATTAGCTATTGGTAAATCACCTTTATTGGGTTTCAAAGAATAGTTATATATTTGATTATAGTCAAAATTGGGATTAGTATTCTCTGCTATATCGTCTGTATATATTTTTTCTAATTCAGGTGTAAATACACGTTGTTCTGGTGTTTTTATAGTATCCTGTGTAATTATTTCCTTATTAAAATTTGCATTATCAATATCTTTATTAGAGCTATACATATTAAAAGTATTTTTATTTATTACATCTAAATCATTTTTATTAGGCATTGGTGGAATATCTTGTTCATATAAATTTACTAATTTAGGAGGACATCTTACTTTTACATCACTGTGATCTATCTTTGGTGGTAAAGATACTGGTTTGGGTTTCACAGGCTTTTCTTTTTCCTGTACTGTATTTTTAGACATATTAAAAAATAGTAAAAATACAAAAACTATCAAAAATGCAATACATATGATTTCTATATAATAGATATCGTTATCTCTCATATTACTATATTAAAATAATATTTTAATCGTCATCTTCAATGAATTTAAGTTTCTTTTTTGTATCTCCTGTATTACTAGAATTATCATTATCATNNGNATATGTATTACTAAATTGTATTAATTCATTATCTTGATAATAAGATATATTATATTTATTTGTATTATAAAATCNAGTACGTGTATAACCTTTTCTTTTAAATACTGAAAAATCATCTAGAATATCAATACATAGTGGAATATATTTTCTATCTTCTGGACGTTCTCTAAGAATACGACCAATAGATTGTTGAATATCTGAAATAGGTGAAGCAAATATTACTGTATTTAGTGAAGGAACATTAAATCCCTCAGAAGCTAATTGATAAGTTGCTAGAATAATTTGTTTTTCTGCTGATATATTTAAATCATATTGTTTCATACCACCTACATAATACCCATAATCCTTATTGAGAATATTCTTTTCAATAATCAGCGTTTCAATATCTTTCAGTAAATTTCTACGTTCGCTCAATATTAATATACGTCTTTCAGGATCTTTTCTAATAATACTTTCCAGTACACTAATAATATAGTTTGTACGTGGTTTGAATGCACATATATTATTAATCATAGCAGCTATATTTTCTTTACCATTCCACATTTGCTTCACAGCAGAGTATTCAATATTGGGTTCGTAATACTTATGTATTTGTACTTCAACCTCAGTAAACTCTTTTTTCTTCATTGTGTATACCGAACCACCAATGTAGTATTCAAATACCTTGCGCATACCATCTTTGCGATTAAGAGTAGCAGAAAGACCTAATATAATAGGTGTATGTAGTTTTTTGAATGCACGACAAAATACTTGTGCGCCAGTATGATGAACTTCATCAATAATAATAAATCCAATGTCATTGAATATATTAATATCATAATCTCTCATAGAAAGTGATTGAAGTGAAGCAATAATAAAATCCTTATTTACAACATCTACTTTGTTTTGCTTGATAATACCAATATTTGCGTTTGGGGAAAATGCTTTTACTGTATCAATAAACTGTTGATTAAGAAAGTCTTTGTGACTAATAAACATTGTTTTCTTTTTAAGTTGACATGCTATATAGAGCCCCATGATAGTTTTACCAAATCCACATGGAACGGAAATGATACCACCCATTTTAAGAGGATTTCTAGCAGCTTCTAGAAATTTATTAACTGGTTCTAGTTGATATTCTCTTAATTTACCATTAAACTCAACATCAATATCCTCTCCACCTGTAATTTTAGATATTTTGGGTAATCCATAATTACATAATCCGTAATATCTTGGAATATATATTCTATTTTCTGTTTCTCTGTATAAAATAAATGTGTTATCGCTATCTTTTTTTGCTGTTAATTCAAAATTAACTCTTGGTTTCATAGTGAGTTCTTCTTTTATTTTAACTAATTCACCATCCTTCAAAGATGTTTTTAAGAGACTATATCCGTTAATAGATAACATTGTTTAACCAATATACATAAATATAATGATATCATTTTTTTATATGAATTATAATAGAATACAGTGAAAAATACTAATGATTGTTAATTCATTAAGAATATTAGCTGTTGTAATATTATTTGCAGTAATACTAGTTCATGATATCCCTTTTAAAAAAATGTATAAAGATGCATTTATGCAATTTTACTTAGCAGTATTATGTATATTGATTTTAATGGCAGTAGATAATATTACTGGATTTGTAATAACACTTGCTCTTTTAATTGTATATTTTAGGATTTATAATGCTGAAATAAAAGAAAAAAACAGAATAAAACTTGAAGAAATGCAAAAAGAAGAAGCAAAAGAAGAAGCAAAAGAAGCAGCAAAAGAAGCAGCAAAAAAATGCGATAAGAAAGATGATAGCTGTAAATTAGAAAATCCTGAAAAAAATAGTATAGTTTTAAAAGAAATAAATAATATAAATGATGAAGGTTTCAAACCATATATAACTGACCAACACCTTTTTGCTGCGCAAAATAATGTAATTGATGATAGTAATTATAATAATGAAATAGGAGATTTAACAGTTGAACATAAAAATGTAAGACCATTATATAAATCACAAGGATTAAATGATGGAGATTTACATGTTGGAGGATATGATAATTATAATAGTTATTATGGAAGCTTACAATTTAAACCATTACATAATTAAAATTATCTCTTGAATTATTAGATAATTATAATGGCAAATGAAAAATTTGTATCGCTAAATCAAAATGATGAAGTTGTGAAAGAAACATTTACCTTATTTGGATATTCTGTATTGAGTGTAGTTGTAGTAATAGCATTACTATGGGGGTATAATACTGGTGAAAACATGTACTTATTTATAATCATATACTCGATAATTATCATACTTTATACCGTGATCATAATATCATTAGTTGTTATAAATAAAAAAAATTATGATATGACATCATATACTATATTATTTGGCACAACAATATTCACCATATTTTTAACATTTTTTATAGGTGTATTTTTTGTTTATAAATATTTTAGTAGTGCATCTCTAAAAAAAAGCAGCGACCAAATAATTAACTATTCTTATAAATATTAAATGTAATTAAATAGTGATAACACATATAATATTATAAATAATGAAAGTGCTTTAATTAGAATATCATATGTGTTTAAATTTTCATGTAAATATTCTGGCATTTTATCATAAACAGTTGCCATTAATCCAGTGTTATGTATTAGTAATACTATAATAACAATCATTAAATTCTTTTTAACTAATTCCATATCAATGTTTGTAATTGAATCGTTTTTGTTATTTTGAGACGGAGGATATCTATCAGATACATTATATTCTGGCCTTTTATTTAGTGGAGGAGGTGGTGAATAATTATCATCCGGTGGATATTCTACAACTTCATCTTCGTAATCAGGGATCATACTACTATTTGCATTTTTATTTTTAGAACTATATTCGTCGCGGAACTCATTCAACACATCTTGAACAACTGGGTCATTAATATCGTTATCATTTGTCTGTTTATTATTACCATTTAAAGTTGATGTAGGTGTAGACATTTATCTCTAATGATATATTATATTAAGAAAAGTAGTATTATAACGCAATTTATAAAGTTATTGCATTATCCGTACATTCTACTTTATTTTTATTAAGTATATAGCATTTATTATTATATTTAAAAACAGTATCGTCTATTTTAACTGGCGCATAAAACAATAATAATGCAGCGGATATACCAAATATTGCACTTACTATTATCTGTCCCATACTATCATAAAATAACCTTTCAACTATATAATTCAATTTGGATTTTTGCATATTGACTAATATTATAAATTATTTTAAATAAATGGCACTGGATAATCAACATTATCAAAACAATTCACGTTGATTACATCAAACTTATAACAATCATTATATTCATCTATATATACATTTTTACTGATATCATTAAAAATTATATGTTTTCTATCTTTTGTAATAATATATACATAAAAGATACCAAGTATAAATGCTATGAAAAAACTATACCAATTTATATAGAATATTCTTCTCATTGTCTATTAATATTCTTTATATTTATTTCTTTATACATCTACCAGTATCTGGGTTACATTTTTTTCCTTTTTTCTCACATTCTGCTTTTTTTGCTTCTGTGCATTTNTCTTCAACCTTAGCAGAAGGTTTATCTTCAACCTTAGCAGAAGGTTTGTCTTCAACCTTAGCAGAAGGTTTATCTTCAACCTTAGAAGAAGGTTTATCTTCAACCTTAGCAGAAGGTTTATCTTCAACCTTAGCAGAAGGTTTGTCTTCAACCTTAGCAGAAGGTTTATCTGATTTTACACATCTACCAGAATCTGGGTTACATTTTTTTCCTTTTTTCTCACATTCTGCTTTTTTTGCTTCTGTGCATTTATCATCTACCTTATCTGCGGGTTTGTCTTCTACCTTATCTGCGGGTTTGTCTTCTACCTTATCTGCGGGTTTGTCTGATTTCACACATCTACCAGAATCAGGGTTACATTTTTTTCCTTTTTTCTCACATTCTGCTTTTTTAGCAGGTGTGCATTTATCTAACTTTTTAACAACAGGCTTTTCTTCTTTTTTAACAACAGGCTTTTCTTCTTTTTTAACAACAGGCTTTTCTTCTTCAATTTTAACATCTAAATAAGAATATAGTGCTAAATTATCATATTTAGGTGGCTTTAATCTTAAATAATTATGTAAAGCAGTTTTTGTTTTATCATTTTTAAAAGTTTCCATTAATTCGGCTTTTTCACGCAAGTAATTATCATAATTAATATGTTGCTCTACTCTTTTGTTTTCATATTCTTCATAATATTTATCTCTTTTCATATTATTAATATTTTCTTTATCTGCCATTTTTTCAAAATACGATTTAATATTTTTTTTTAACATATCAGCATCTATATCATTATTTGCATTAGTTATATCAATTATATTTTTTTCAATACTTCTTAATATTTCCATTTAATAATATTGAGGATAAAAATAAATATTTTATCGTGGCAACATAATATCATCAAACATCCCTTTATAAAATGTCTGTAAACTTTCAGCCGGTTTCATTTGATCTTCATAAATAGTTCTAGGAACATATTTTACAATCACTTTATCTTTTTTACATATTTTTTTGCTATTATGATAACCTTGTACAATTAGTAAGCAACCTATAAATAATATAAATATAGCAATTGCTTTCATTATTTAATAATAAACTCTAAATAAAAGAATTATTTATTTTTGTGTTCTTTTTTACTCTCACTCCATACATCAACATTTTCAATGCTTTCTTTGATGCTTGTGAGTTCAACGTTTGTATCATCGGTAATTTCATCATTTAGTGCATCACTTGGTGTTTGCGATGAAGATGTATAGGCACCTACTGGTTCACCCGCTGGTTCACCTACTTGTTGTTGTGATGCTGCAACAATACTATTTTTGCGACTTTCAAATACAGCATCTTTATCGTCCATGTTTTGTTTATATTCCTTCATTAAAGTATTTAATTGAGTATTTGAATATTCTACATCCTTGATAAATTCAGGATCAGGTGCCCATGCACACCAGCACCCTACTTCTCCAACATAAATGTGAAATTTATCACCTAATTTTTTTAAGAATTCGCTGCGTGTTTTAGCCTCTTCAATAGTTTCAAAACAACCACGTACTTTTACACCGCGAATTGATGTGATTCCCTTATTATCCGCGTGATATTTGGCTTCTAGTTCTTGCCCCTTTACAGATTTAAAGAACTTATATTGTTCGTCCATTTCTTTTGCGTCAAAGATATATTTATGGTTATCACAAATGCTATCAATTACATCTTTTGTTTCTGGATATTTTTCCTTGATAGAACCAAAGATTTCTTTAACATTTGTAGAAAAGCTTTCAATGAAATTACTAAAAAATAGTGCTTCTTTATTGATAATAACATCTTCGGGGCTTACAAATGATAAAAGAACATACTTTTGACCTCTAATTGGCTTGTCTTCGTCTAAATGATCCTCAACTCTTGGGTCAACTAATTCAATTTTTTTATCTTTTACTGTTGTCATAATTCCTATAATATTTTATATAAGTTTAATCTTATATATTTTTAAAAAAAATATGAAATAATATTAAACAATGAACTATAAATTTGATTATTCNGAGGCTGGATCTCGATTAATGAAATATTTATTTGAAGGTTTAGTTGTTGCATTNATAGCAATTATATTGCCAAAAAATAAATTAGAATGGAATGAAATATGGCTATTGGCCTTAACAGCNGCATGCACATTCTCAATATTAGATTTACTATCACCAGTAATATCACAAAGTGCTAGACAAGGTGTCGGATTGGGCGCAGGATTTAGTTTAGTAGGATTTCCAATGGGATTTTAAAGCATTATAATGAAGGTATAATTTCATAATTTAAATCTATACATATTTTTTTCCATATTTGGTCTTGAACATAAAGCTTTTCCCTACTTTTCAATAAAGGAAAGTATTTAAGATATTCATCTAGACCCAATATTTGAAAAAACTTATAAAGAACGTAGCTGTATGATAAAAAGTTTTTTCTATCTTTCGGACAATGTTTCAAGAAAGGTGCTTGAATACTTCTAAACATACTGCAAAGTTTTTCTTCTAACTCGGGGCTAAATTGCGGTGTAGGTATACCATTAATTCTGTTTATAATATAATTAATATGTTCGTAATATTTATTTATACGTAATCTTTTGAGAATATCCCTCATTTTAGTATAAGTAATCGTTTTAAGGTCAACTATTTTTTCTTTTTTGATTTCCGCTAATATTTTCTCAAATACTTCAT